GATTGAAATCCATCCATAGATGCTAATCTGATCTTGTAACCCTTTTTTATCATTTGAAATATTAGATATCTAACTCTTGCCAATTCTACTTCGCCAAACTCTTCTTCTTTTTTAACTGTTAATAACATTTCGATAACACATCGAGGCATCTTATCCTTATACGTTTTTAAAGTTTGTGTTTCTGCATCAAAATATTCTCTATATACTTCTTCCATAGAATCAATATAACCACAACAAAAACCCAACTTGTCTTTCTTTAAACCAATATCTATTCCGATGTATCTTATTTTACCAGGATTTTTTATTGGTACATTTAATAAATGCTCAATCGCCATGTGTTCCGGTTTTGGTGATAATGTTGCTTCATCTACACTGAAAATGCGTTCAAGACCCATTATATTACCAGCATCAAACATTTTACCAATATATTCTTTGTTTCCTATAAACGGCTGAACAGTGTATATACCAATACCGGCAATATCTCGTATCGCATTGTCAATGTCGTTTTTGAATTTGTCGAAAAAATCCATTGGCACATGGATAACTTCACCAACAATATCATGATCCCATTCTTCAAGAATACGGCTACGTCTATTAAGACCACCAATTTCTACTCTAAATTCATCCTTCGAATATCGTTCCCTATTGACTTTCCAGAGATTATAATCCATAACAAAGCATTGTTTCTTACCTGTTTCTTTTTCAAGCTCCATTGCTTTGTTAATGCGTTCTGTTGTGAAGTCATTCGGGTAAACTTTTGATGAACCTATGTAGAATATTCCGGGCCTGTGTCCTTTTTTCAAGAAACGAGCATCCAATCTTCTACGAACACTCTGGTAAAGAACAAGAGCTTCATCAAAAATTTCACCAGCATCTTGAGCACGCTTTGAGTTGGCTACCTTTTTAAAGAAGTTAGCTTCGTCAAGTGCAGCAGCATAAATATTCAAACCGATTGTAGATGAATGTGATGATGTTGCACTCATTAATTCGATGTTATTTGGGAATAATAGCGAATCTGCGGCACGCTTATCGTCAAATTGGAAATTTTCTTTAAAGTAAGGAATAATTTTTAGTGCTTCTTTTACACCAGAAAACATATTCTTCTTACCTTGTTTTTCTGTAATAGATATAATCATTACAGTTATTTTTGTATTTGATGCTAGTTCAAAATACTTTTGTGGATGCTTTAAACACGACAATAAATAGAGTTGCCACAACAGGGAAATTTCCATAAAAAATGATTTTCCCCAACCAATACCACCGGTTAATATAGCTTCATTATATTCAGAGTCTTGGTCATGTAATTTACAAAAATCATTAAATAGTTGTTCATGTAATGTTTCACAAACACCAACCCCGGTATCTGGATTTTTACCAAGATAATATGGGTCTGTCAAAAAAGTTGCAGGGGAAACAGGCTTCCATTTATACGGATTTGCCTCTTCCATTAATTCACCAAATGATTCTTCAATCAATTTAAGAATTAATTCTTCATTTCCCTTGTATTTTTCAAGAAGTTCTTGTACAAAACCCTCATTATCAAGAGTGTTTAAAAGAATCTTCTTTATTTTATCAACTTTATCTATTCTAATCATTTTTTTAAGAAGCTCTTGACTTTCATTATTGCTTCGTGCTAAAATCGCAGTTCAAGCGGATTTAAGACACCTTAATCATAAAACAAAGGGGAATATAATGTCAAGTAGACAATCATTTTTACCTAAATTGATTGGTTTTTGTGGTTATGCGACATCTGGAAAGAATACAGCAGCAGAGGAATTCAATAACTACTTAAAATCAATAAATTGTGACAAAAACTACAAGATTGTTGGTTTTGCAGACACATTAAAAGGAGATATCAAACCATGTATTGATTTTGCGAAATCACATGGGATTGATACAACAACACAAGAATTTAAAACTAAATTTAGACCAATGTGGGTTTTGTGGTCGAGAGTTGCCAAAGACATAACAGGTGATAAAAAAATTTGGGTAAAAAGATTGTTTGATATCATTGATAGATGTACCGATGATTTTGCAATTTGTGATGTTCGTTATGATTATGAAATAGATGAAATAGTCAAACGTGGCGGTGTTGTTATTTTCATTACAAGACCAAACGTAACATACGCCAATGATGAAGAGAAACAATCATTTGAAGAAATTTTCAAAAATCACAAAGAAATTATTGAAAAATTCACAATAGATAACAATGGTTCCAAAAAGGAACTTGGTGATAAAATTTTTAAAAGAGTTGCCATTTATGGATAGAATAAAAGTAGACCTTCTCCACTATACCCCAGATTTTGTTGCCACAAACGCTGTTAAAAAGCCATATAAAAATGAAAGAGCAACTATTGAAACATCTGTAAAAGTAGCATCCCCACCAACAAATCATGGGAGCGTTATTGAACACGTAGTTCTAAATTTTAACATATCTGGTATCAGTCGTTTGTGTTTGGCCGAACTAATGAGACATAGAATGTCGGAATTTGAAATATCTGATATGTTTTCATCAGCAACCGTAGAAAGCACACGATATACCCTAACAAAACTGCTGAATCTAGCACCAAACGATATTGATATCTGGGATTATTTCGTAAAACCAATTTATGACGAGAAGCGATTTAAAAGCATAAAAGAATACAATGAATACATCACAGAACTAAAACTTTTCAATAAATCAATGGTTGATATAATGAAAGTCATGACAATTGAGAACATCACAAACGACTTTATCAAATATTTCTTAATAGAAGGTTGGCGAGTTGATCTGGCATTTACAATAAATTTAAGATCGTTTCTAAACTTCATTTCGTTGCGAAATAACCCAAGAGCACACTTCGAAATAAGACAATTAGCTAGATTAATGCTGGAAACACTCGAAGATACTTATTTAATAAAATATTTTCCAAATTATTGAAAGTTACAAATATGAACAATGAATTGTTTGTGAAAATAATTGGTTTGTTTGAGAATGACCCAAACTATAATGTTTTTTATAAGAAAAATAAATTAGTTTTCGATAAAATACAAATAGAAAACCAATATAACTTAACAATGAAGGAGATTTATTACATAATAAACAATGATATAACTTATGAGATTTTTCTGAAGTTAAAAACATGTCAAAATTGTAATAAATTAACAAATCGGTTTGTAAAACAGTCTCGTGGTTATACAACATATTGTAGCAGACAATGCGTATCTTTATCAAAAAATGTTAAAGAAAAACGGAAAACAAGCAATTTGAATAAATACGGAACAGCAAATCCGTTATGTTCAGAGATATGTAAACAGAAAGCAAAAGAAACATCATTGCAAAAATATGGTGTCGAATATGCATCACAATCTAAAAATTTTAAAGATCGTGTGAAAGAAACGTGTTTAAAAAAATACAACACAACAAATGCATTAAAATCACCAGAAGTTCGGTTAAAAATAAAACAAACATCCCACATGAAATATGGAAGTGATTGTTTTTTGGCTTCAAAAGAATATCAAGAAACCAAGAAAGCGAAGTGCAATGAATTAAATGGTGTTGATTATTATACACAAACGCCAGAATTTAAAGAAAAATGTAGAAAAACCCTTATGATGAGATATGGTGTGGATAATCCGATGCATGTCAAATCATTCAAAAAGAAAATTATCCAAACCAATCTTAAAAAATATGGTGTTAAACATGTTACATCATCCCATGTTAAAAACATAAAACATCTAAATAAACCATTTGTAATAAAACATTTTATAAAAGACGGTTATTTTTTAAACGATGAATTTACAAATTATTTTGGAATAACCGATACGATGATTGGTTATTATAAGAATCTCTGGGGAATTAAAAACAACTCCAAAATAAACAAACAAAGGCAACAAAATAGTTTATGTGATGAACTAAAATCAAATGGTGGTTGTATTATTTCAAATGATAGAAATATTTTAAATGGAAAGGAAATTGATATCATTGTTGATGACAAAATCGCGATTGAATACAATGGATTAATGTTTCATAGCAATGGTAATTCCATTATTAAAAAATTTACAAGAAACATTAATGACATGTACCACATGGATAAGGTGATTAATATAATGACAAATAATTTACATCCATTGTCCATCTTTGAGCACGAATATAAAGAAAATAAGGAATTTTTCATTTCATTTGTCGAAAGAATTAAATCAACAAAAAAGAATATCGAAATTGCTTATAAACCAATAACAAATACAGAAGCAGAATCATTTATATCCAAAAATGAACCATGTTCTGATAATATACAAAACAATATTTGCATTGGTGGGTATATTGAAGATAAACTATGTATCGTTTGTGTATTTCACATATTAAAAAATATTATAGAAATAAATAACATTGTTTTCGACACAAATAACATCAGTTTTAATTTTTTAAGTCTTTTTGACTTTTTAAAGAACAAATATCAAAGCAAGTTAATTTTTTGGTACGATGATTTAAAATATTGCAAACACTTGCTAATTCCCGCTCAACACAGGGAATTGTGTGGTTATATAAAACCAAAATGTTTCTATTTTAAACCATATCCATTTATGTTATATTATAATCAACCAACAGAAACCAGCTTAGATATTCGATGGTTTCATGATTGTGGAAAAGTTATTATGGAGATTAAACCATGAACTATAAATTATTTGACAATGTGTTATCCCAAATTTTCAACAAAGATATTCGAAATTTTACAATAGCATGTCTCAAGGATGCCCCGGATTATTTAGATAAAATCCCGGCAAGTACATCTGGTAAATATCACCCAGATGAATGTTGTGGTGAAGGCGGTTTGGTGATACATGTGAAAATGGCCTGCTGGTATGCAAATTTGTTTTTCTCCGCGTTTAAGTGGGGAGTTGATAATATAAGAACAGATATTATATTATCTGCACTTCTGCTTCATGACATTGGCAAGCAGGAAA